CCCCTTGTCTTTGCTGTCGGCCAGCTTCTCGGACGTGTCGCTGCCGGAGAGCGAGCTCCGCCCGGCGGAAAACGACTCGAAGTTGATCTCATCCGGAGACATGCCGTAGATGGCGCAGATCAGCGAAGCGAGAAACGTCATCCACTTCGAGAAATACATCTCGTTGAACTCGATCCCGAACCGCTCGAAGCTGGCCTTGGATTCCTGGTCCTTGGATACCAATACCGGCAGGGTCCAGGCATTGGAGATCCCCTTGACCATGGCGTTCCAGTAGCGCCTGAAGGCCGCCAGGTCGTTGTCCGAGTAATCCCCGGAAAGGTGCAACAATCCCCTGGGGATGGCGTTGTCATCGAACCCCTTGGCGTTGTAGGTCATGGCGTTCAGGAACCCGGTCACGCAGCGGATCAACAGCTCGGTCTCGCTCAGGCCATAGCCGGACAGGCGGACATCCGAGCGCGGGTTCCTGACCTCATACACCAGGTCGTCATAGGTGTAGGCCGTGACGATGTTCGAGTTTTGGAGCACCTGCACGGCAAAAATCTCATCGTCGCCGCGATAGCCGTCTTCCGTGCAGAGGCGGATGGTCGCCCCGTCGACGGCATAAAATCCATCCAGGCCAAGCTTTGAATCACGCTTCGTTTCCGTCTCGATCGGCGCCGCATCCAGGGTCAGGCTGTCACGCACCGACTTCGCCATGAACTGAGCGAACGTGTCCCGTCCCATCCGCTTGCGCTTGCGAGGGTCACGCTCCCAGCCACCGTTGCGGATGAACGAGGTCAGCGCCAGGATTGAGGCCGCCTCATCCGTCGATACGGCATGATCCCGTTCGATGTGACGAATCACAAACCCTGGGCCGTCGTCTTCCTGTGGCTGGGTGAACCTGGAGATCTGCCGCAGGCGCGTCAGGACGATGCCGCTCAGGACCGGAGTTTGATCCACCATCGAGCGCAGCAGGTCAAAACTCGCGTTCGCGGGCTTATCCCAAAAATCCGCATAGGCAAAGATCTGCAGGCGGTCGAGGTTGACCGAGCGGAGACCGAGCCGGCCTTGGGCGGACGGTCCACGCCATGGCCCCTGGATGACCTGGGCCGACTTGATCAGTTCGCGCTCTTCGGCGGCGCCCTTGATGGCCTCGATGATCGGCATCAAGGTCTGCGCCGGGATCAGCTCAGAGGCCGTCGGAAGGTAGGTCTGTTGTAGGACGGATTGCGCGTCGAACCGCTCAGGAAGCGGGGCGCGCGGGTCGAAGGCGATGTTTTCTGGGGCGTCCATGCGCTGATTGTCGGTTCACGACAGGACAAGATCAGCCGCCGAGTCAGGTCACCAACATCAGCTTGGGTCTGGACTCCACGGCGAGTTTTGAAATACGGGATTTTCCCGTATTTGCGCTCAAGTGCCGCTAATGAACTACGCCCTCTCCATAAACATCCAACATTCAGGATCTGTTGCCAAGACTCTGAAGGAGCGCTCTTCGCAAAACCCATCCCGATAACTCACGCACCTCCCACAGACCCCGGAAGGGAGTTGCTGTATTTGGTTTGCGAGCGTGGCCGGCAGGATCGATGACAGCGACACCTCGCCACCAGGGAGGCGCTGGTCTTTGGTGTCCGCGAACACCATCAGCGAAGACCCAAAAGCACGCGACCAGGCCACATCGCACAGCATGTTGGCGTAGGCGAAGTGGGGATCGATCCCAACCTTTTGCACCTTGGCGCTCCACCGTGCGTTGTCCGGGTTCCGCTCGGTCACCAGCGCCACCCGGGTCAGGTGCTCGAACACCATGTCCCGACAAATGGCCGAGCGGCGCATGGCCCCCTGGTCGAGGATGTGGTGTTCGGAGGAGCCCTGCGCGATGGCGCGCCGTTCGTGGTGACGTATTCGAACCGCTGCTTCCCGACAAAGGCGGTGGCCGCATGGCAGATGCTCGATGATCACGGGCACGCGGAGCTCATTGGGCTGTATTTCCGAATGTCCGGCGTGTTCGGTCCGGTGACGGCCTACAACCTGAGCCCCAACCCGGGCCGG